TGAATTATTTGGCTTTCAAATAACACGAGCTAATCAAAAAGCTAAGGATGGTGGAACTCCCCAGAGTTTCACCGTCCCTACGGCTGATGATGGCACTACCACGGTATCTGCTGGTGGTTACTTCGGATCGTACCTCGACATGGAAGGTGGTGCGAAAAATGAAGAAGAATTAATTAGAAGATATCGAGAAATTTCAATATATCCTGAAGTTGATACTGCTATTGATGATATAGTAAATGAAGCAATAGTAGCAGATGAAAGAGACCAATCGGTTTCTTTGTCTATGGACAACTTAGACTTATCTAAAAAGATTAAAGAAAAAATTAGAAATGAGTTTGATGAAATTCTTAAACTAATGCAGTTTGAGGAAAAAGGACACGATATCTTTAAAAGATGGTATATAGACGGAAGAGTTTATTATCATAAAGTTATTGATCCTAATAAACCTAGAGCTGGTCTTACAGAATTAAGATATATTGACCCACGCAAAATTCGTAAAGTTAGAGAGATAAAGAAACATAGAGCTAACAAGACGGGTGTTGAAATGACACAATCGGTTAATGAATGGTATGTCTATAATGAAAAAGGTATGACTTCACCTAATTCTAATATGGGACTTAAAATAACTACCGATGCTATTTCATATTGTACTTCTGGTGTAATTGACCAAAATAAAAATGTAGTATTAAGTTATCTACACAAAGCAATTAAACCAGTTAACCAATTACGAATGATAGAGGACGCTGTTGTTATTTACAGAATAGTAAGAGCGCCTGAAAGAAGAATATTTTATATTGATGTAGGCAATCTGCCTAAAGTAAAAGCAGAAGCTTACTTAAAAGATGTTATGGCAAGATATAGAAATAAACTTGTCTATGACGCCTCAACAGGAGAAATGCGAGATGATAGAAAACATATGTCTATGCTCGAGGACTTCTGGCTGCCTAGGAGAGAAGGCGGTAGAGGTACAGAAATTTCTACTCTACCTGGAGGACAAAATCTTGGCGAGATACAAGATGTTCAATACTTCCAGAAGAGAGTTTATAAAGCACTCCATGTTCCAACAAGTAGATTGGACAATGACCAAGGATTTAACTTAGGTCGAACTGCTGAAATAACTAGAGATGAAGTTAAGTTTTCTAAATTTGTACAAAGATTAAGAAAACGATTTACAGGATTATTCCAAGACTTACTAAAAACACAATTGGTATTAAAAGGAATAATTACAATAGAAGATTGGGATGCAATTAAATCCCATATACAATACGATTTCTTACAAGATGGACATTTTTCTGAATTGAAAAATGCTGAAATATTAAGAGAAAGATTAACTCTTGCAAATGAGGTAACACCTTATGTTGGTAAATATTTTTCAGTAGAGTATTTAAGAAAGAATGTATTACGACAAACTGATGAGGAAATTGAAGATATTGACCGTCAGATTGCTCAAGAAGTTCAGGATGGAATGATTGCTGATCCTTTAGAAGGAGAAGGGCAAGAACACGAAATCGAAAAAGATATATTAAATAAAGGAGAAAATGATGAGTGAAACAGAAACTAAAGAAGTTCCTAATACGGAAGTTCAAGATGTTAATTATGTTAAAGATATGGTAGATTCTCTATCGCAAGGAGATAATATTGGTGCTGAGAAAGCATTTAAAGACGCCCTTGCAGGAAAAATTTCAAATGCTTTAGATGGTAAAAGAGCAGATGTTGCTGGTTCTTGGTTGAACGAACCAGAAGCACCAGCTGACGAAACTCCTCAAGAAATTGAGGTTACTAGTGATGTACCGAGTGATCCAAAACCAGAAATTGCCGAACCAGGACCTGATCCAATGATGACTCAAGGTGCTGAAGGTGACGCTGGTGAAACAGGTGCTGCGGATGCTGAAAAAGTTTAGTCAGTATAAAAGAGAATTAACGGAAGTACAACACAAAGTATCTACCGAATATAATAAACTATCGCCTAGAATGAAAAAAGCGATAGATGATTTGTTTAAATCGAGTGATTCGATTGAGAAAATAGACACTAATATTGATAGAGTCGCAAAGCAATATGGTGTGAGTAAAGACAAAATAATGACTTATTTGGATAAAGAAACTTTGCGCTAGTATAAATAGTAATTAGGAGAGAATTATGGCATTCGCAACAAGAACAATAAGAGATGACGCAATCCCAACAGGAGCAGGTACTGCTGGCGGAACTGTTGTAGTTCATTTAGACCATTCAGCTGATAGTGCTACTTCAGCGGCTTTAGACGCAAGTGGTTTATCAGGACACGCAAACGGAGCTACATTAAGTATCGTAAGAGCTTGGTGGGCATTATCTGGTTCAGTAGAAATTCAGTTTAAAGGTTCTTCAACAGATACACACGCAATTAGACTTGCAGGTACAGGAAAATATGATGGTCCTGCAATATCTAATAATGCAACCAATGCTGGTGCAACTAGTGGTGATCTAGAATCAATTGGAGCTTCTGCAACAGGATTCATTGTCTTAGAGTTAAGAAAAGACGAATCATTTACTGCATAGGAATTTATAATGGCTGATACGGTAACTAGTCAAACGATTGCTGATGTAAGTGGTCAAAAGACTACAATAAAATTCACTAATCTATCTGATGGTAGTGGTGAAACATTGGTTACTAAAATGGACGCTTCGGCATTAACTTATATGACCGAGGACGCAACTAAGAAATTATCTAAGTTGTATTGGTCTATTAACACACAGGACCCAAAAGGTGCTGTAGAGATATTATGGGCAGGTAGTGGAACTTCTGCTGCTAATGCTACTGCGGTTGTTTTATCAGGGAAAGGTTCTTGGGATTTAAGAACTGATGGTAATGAAATCGCTAACAACGCAACTTTGACTGCTGATACTTCACCTGCTGGTGATGTATTATTCAGTACAAGAAATTTTAACAACGGTGATAGTTATACTATCATAGTAGAGGTAAGATAAATGAAACTGATTACAGAAACTACTGAAAATATCGAAGTCATTACCGAAGCAAAAGGTAATGGTAACGGTAACGATTATAAGATTCGTGGTATATTTCTACAAGGTGATATTAAAAATCGTAATGGTAGAGTTTATCCAGTTGAAGTACTATCTAAAGAAGTGGGTAGATACAACAAAGAATTTGTAGAAAAGAAAAGAGCTTTCGGTGAGTTAGGACATCCTGACGGACCGACTGTGAATCTCGAAAGAGTTTCACATATGATTACTAGTTTAAAACCAGAAGGAAGAAATTTCATCGGTGAGGCTAAGATCATGGATACACCTTACGGTAAAATCGTCAAAAATTTAATTGACGAAGGTGCTCAATTAGGCGTATCATCAAGAGGTATGGGGTCAATGAAACAAGTTAATGGCAAAAATGTTATTAACTCAGACTTCTATCTTGCAACTGCAGCTGATATAGTTGCAGACCCATCTGCTCCTGACGCTTTCGTAGAAGGTATTATGGAAGGTAAAGAGTGGGTATGGGACAACGGAGTACTGAAAAGTATGGAAGTTGAAAAATATAAACAAGAAATCGAGAATGCTCGCCAAGCTGAACTAGCTGAAGCAAAAGCGAGAGTTTTCAAAGACTTTTTATCAAAGTTTTAAATTGTGCGTACTATACGCAAACTCTAAATCCTAGAGTTTATAAATAGTTCTAACAATTTAATTCTAGAATTAAAATAATAACAAGGAGAGACCCTATGTCTGATACTGAAGTTAAAGATGTGGAAACAGTAGAAGAGCAAATAACTGAGGCGCAAGACGCACCGAAGAAAAATGCTACGCCTGCTGAACCTACTCCACTATCAAACGAGGCTGAGGATCTTGGTTCTGCTGTTGTCGCTCCAGATGACGCAAGAAAAGGACCATCCGATGCTGGTACGAAATCGAAAAAGGTAGAAGATCAGGTCAATAAAGACGCAAAATCCGGTGAAGTTGAAGGAGACAACAAACCTAAGTCTGAAGAAGTTGAAACAGAAGCTGAAGAAGTAGTTGCTGAAGATACTGAAACTGAGGATGTTATTGATCTATCTAAAGATGTTGAAGCTCTAGTTTCTGCTGACGCTGACTTGTCCGAAGAATTTAAGGAAAAGGCTGCGACTATTTTTGAAACTGCTGTGAAAACACGCCTTGCAGAAAAAGAAAAAGAAATCCAAGCAAAAGCTGATAAAGATGTTGAAGAAAAAGTTTCTGCTGTAAAAGAAGAAATTGTCGAAAAAGTTGATTCATACTTGAACTATGTAGTTGAAGAATGGGTTAAAGACAATCAACTTGCAGTTGAATCTGGCATCCGTTCAGAAATAGCCGAAGATTTTATTTCTGGTCTGAAAAACCTTTTCAAAGAACATTATATTGATGTTCCTGAAGAAAAATATAATGTCTTAGAAGATATGGCTTCTAAACAGAAAGAACTTGAAGATAAACTAAACGAGTCTATGGAAAAAAATGTAGAGCTTGCTAAAGAACTTGGCAAATACAGTAAAGAAAAAATCTTTTCTGAATCTACTAAAGACCTTGCAGACACGGAAGTTGAAAAATTAAAAGAACTTTCTGAGAATGTCGAATTCAAAGACGAAAAAGATTTTAGTAAGAAATTAGATACTTTAAAAGAATCATATTTCCCTAAAACAAAAAGT